AGGATGCACAGCGCAGCCTCGATGTACGCCGAGTTGGTAGTTTATTTAAGTCTTGGCTTGAGATTACTGGACAAGCCAATGTTGCTCAAAACACCCGCCGGAATGTGTCTGCTTCCGAGTTGGAACGCCAAGTTGCCCCCGGTAAAGGGCGCAATACAGGTAATCCGACTGGAACAAACGCCAAGACCTACAGCCCTGATGACATCAAAAACTTCTTCAACGATGTTCGTCAAGGTAAGTACAAAGGGCGCGAAGCAGAGCGTGACCGCATTGAACGCGATATTTTCGCTGCACAGCGAGAAAATCGTATAACTGTTAACGCTTGATTAGAGGAGTTTTATCATGGGATTTCCCGTCGCCGCAGGACGCCCGAATTATTCGGGTAACTTCATTCCAGAAATTTGGTCTGGTAAATTAATCGAGAATTTCTACGATGCCACCGTGCTCGCAGCAATCTCTAACACTAACTATGAGGGCGAGATTCGCCGCATGGGTGATACGGTTAACATCCGTACCACTCCTGAAATCAGCATCAAGACTTACGTTAAGGGCCAAACCCTAAGCGTTGAGAATCCTGATAAGCCAAAAATCCAGTTGGTCATCGACAAGGGCGAGTACTTTGCCTGTATCGAAGACGACGTGGACAAGGTTCAGTCTGATGTAAACATGATGGACACTTGGTCTAAAGACGCTTCTGAGCGTATGAAGATTAAGATTGACCAACGTGTATTGACAGATATTCTTCCAGATATTTCTGCCTTGAACAAAGGTGCATCTGCTGGTCGTATCTCTGGCAACATCGACTTGGGTACAACTGGTTCTCCAATTGCAGTTACCAAGACCAACGTGTTGGAATACATTGTTGACATCGGTACTGTTCTTGACGAAGCAAACTCTCCTGAGAGTGACCGCTTCATTATCATCCCTGCCAAAATGGCTGGCATGATTAAGAAGTCTGACCTTAAGGATGCTTCTTTGACTGGTGACAGCGTGTCTGTGCTCCGTAATGGTCGTCTCGGTATGATTGACCGATTCACCGTCTACATGAGCCATAACCTGTCCGTGTCTAGCGGCAAGTTCAGCATCATTGCTGGTCACAAGATGGGCTTTACTTTTGCCTCTCAAATGACCGAGATGGAGTCTCTACGCGCCGAGTCTACTTTTGGTAACGTCATCCGTGGCCTGCAAGTTTATGGCTACAAAGTGGTGAAACCTGAAGCATTGGCTCAAGGCATTATTACTCTGTAATTCATGGGGGGCTTCGGCCCCCTATCGTAACTTTTTAGGAGATTTAAAATGGCTACATATACTGACTCGTTGGGCTTTAACAAAGGCTCGGCTGCTTATCCTGCGGACTCTTTGAACAAGACTGTTCGCGTGGAAATTACGCTTGACTTCCCTGCAATCATTGCGGCACGTTCTGCTGCTGGTGCTACTGCACTGGCTGCTTCTGATGTGTTGGAAGTAATTCCTGTACCTGCTGGCACTATTGTGTCTAACGTAGGTATGGTGGTTACTACCGCCGCTGGCGTGACTAGCACCATTGCAATCGGTGACGGCTCTGCTGCCACTGGTTATTTGGCTGCTACTTCAGCGAACGCAACTGGTACTTCTGGTGGTGTTCCTGTGTTGGCGGCTGGTGCGTTTGCTCCTACCTTGAGTGGTGGCAAAGTCTACGCTGCTGCTGACACTATTGACATCACGATTGGTACTGCTGTACCAGCCGCTGCTGTTGTACGTGTCTTTGCATTGTTGACAGACATCAACTAAACGTAGGTAAGGATGGGGGCTTTGGCCCCCTCCTTTTAAGGAGGATATATGTCTTTTGACCCGTACGGCGTTTTAGTAGTAGAACGATCTACAACCGGAACTGCTTTTGTTGGGCGGCATATTATCCGCAAAGTTATGGTGATGCATAGCGCTGGTTCAGATGCTAATGTAAAGTTTTACGATTTGGCTACTGCCCCTGTGGGTGGGGAACCCTACTATACGATTAATGCATACGGCAAAGGGCTTACACAAATTGATATGCCAAATCCGGGCGTAGAGTTTTACGAAGGTATGTACGTTGATTTACCTGCTAGTTGCATAATTACTGTTTGGTATGAGGCGGTCTAATGGCTAAAGTCATCAAAAAATCTGAGATGGCATGTAATTCCCCGAAAAGGACACCGGGTCATGCTACTAAGTCTCATGTAGTTAAAGCCTGTGCTGACGGCAAAGAGAAAGTTATTCGCTTTGGTCAGCAAGGTGTAAGTGGCGCTGGGTCTAGCCCAAGCACGCCAAGTGAAAAGGCAAGACAAAAAAGTTTTAAAGCCCGCCATGCGAAGAACATCTCTAAGGGAAAAATGTCAGCCGCTTATTGGGCAGATAAGGTAAAGTGGTGATATGGCTACGAAACCTAAAACCAAATCCAAAGTAAACGCCGCAGGTAACTATACGAAGCCTGAGTTGCGTAAGCGGATTGTGTCGCAGGTTAAGGCCGCAGCAGTGCAAGGTACAGCCGCAGGTCAGTGGTCTGCACGCAAAGCACAGCTTGTTGCAAAGAAATACAAAGCTGCTGGTGGGGGGTACAAAGATTGAAAGCTCCGCAAAAGTCGCTTAAAGATTGGACTGCGCAGAAGTGGCGCACCAAGAGTGGTAAGCCGTCGTCAAAGACAGGTGAGCGGTATTTACCTGAGTCGGCTATTAAAGCGTTGACCCCCGCAGAGTATGCTGCTACAACTAAAGCGAAACGCGAAGGCAAAGCAAAAGGGCAACAGTTTGTAAAACAGCCAGCTAAAATAGCGGCTAAGACCAGTAAGTATAGATAGGAGAATTAAATGGCACGTTACCTACGAAACAAACGCGATGGCTTTATTTATGATTACACTGAGATGTTGGCTGAAAACCCAATGGTTGAAGAAGTTACCGAAGAAGAAGCATTTCCTGAGAAATTTATTCCAAAGAAGCAAACTGGTCGTAAAACCGGTTTAAAGTTGGAGACTCCAACAGAAGAAATTCCAGTTGAACCTCCTATCGAAAACCATGAACTCAACGCAGATGCATCTAAGGGATTACCCGAATGATACTCAATGATGTAGTTACAGAGGCTCGCCGTCTTATACAAGACATTAGTGCACCGCAACGATATAGTGATGCGGTGTTGCTAGGCTTTGCTAATCAGGCGCTCAAGCGTATGGCAGTACTACGCCCCGACCTCTTTGCCTACATTGGAGAGATTCCTTGTACGGCTGGAACTGTTATTCAGTCCCCGCCATCTGACTCTATTCGTGTTATTGAGATTTTCCAAGTTAAAGACGGAGCAGGTGTCACTGAGGTTGACCGTACTGTTCTTGACCAAACCCTCCCTAACTGGATGAACGACACGGCGGCAACTACTGTTAACTGGATGCGTCATGTACGCAACCCTAACAAGTTCTTTATTTATCCTAAAGCCCCCGCAGACCTTATTCTTATTGGGGAATACGCACAGACCCCTCCTAATTACACAGGAGCACAGGCTGTAGCGCTATTGCCTGATGCTTTCTTTCCTGTTGTAGTTGATGGTACTGTATTCCTAGCTGAGTCGGTTGATAATGAGCATGTAAACTCCAACCGTGCCCAGTTGTTCCAGCAAGCGTTTACCCAAGCATTGGGTGTAAGCGCACAGGCAAGAACTCTAACTGATACAGAAGAAGCGGGCTTACCTAACGAATCGGTGGTCGCATCATGAGTACTCGTACATTTCTTTCTTTGGCTAACCGCCTTGCACCTAGTGTGCCGGGGTGTCCTCAGCCTATCTTAGAGCAATATATTCGGGATGCAGCAATTGAGTGTTGTGAGAAAACTCTTGCGTGGCGCTATGAGCAGCCTTCAATTCGTCTAACACCGGGGGTGTTTGAGTACCCCTATAACAATCCGTTGCAGACAGAGGTTCATGCTTTTCTAACTGCTGCTGTTAATGGCTCACCTCTTATGCCTTTAACGCTTGAAAAATTGTATATACATTACCCCAACTGGCCTGACTTAGACCCAGACCAGAGGGCTGACCCTAGGTATATTTGTCAACTAGACCCTGATAATTTTGTACTTGCCCCACTACCTGATGCTTCTGTAACCTATGACCTTAAGATGATTGCTGTCTTAAAGCCGCTACGTACTGCTACGGGTATGGACAAGACAATTATGGATGACCTAGAAAATACCATTATGCATGGTGCATTGCAGCATTTATTGGTTATGCCAAACAAAAATTGGAGTGACCGTGAATTGGCAACGTACCATGCTAAGCAATACATTTCTAAAATAACCGAGCGCAGAGCAAGGGCTAATCTAGGTGCAGCACGTGCCTCGATGAGTGTCCAAATGCGCCCTTTTGCGTGAGGCTACTATGGCTGTCGATGTCATTCGTTTAGTAGAAGGTGATGAGAGACCAGTCATTGTTCTCACGTTGACCGACGATAATACAGGGTCACCGATTGACTTATCGCTGTCTACCACGGTGGTGACTATTAAGTTTCGTGAGGCTGGTACAACTACGTTGTTGTCAACTATTAGCACTTCAAAACTAAGCGGCGGTACAACTGGGCAGGTACAGTTTGACTTTACAGGCGGTGTACTTAATGTAGACCCCGGCATGTACGAAGGTGAGATTGTCATTAACTTTAACGGGCAAGTTCAGACTGTGTACGATACCCTACGCTTTACGGTCAGAGAGAACTTCTAATGGCTAATATCCGTGCCTCTTACGTTGTCTCGCAAGTTCTATTAGCGACTACTGCTTCAGCGGTCATTAATATTGCTGCGGCAGGCGGAGTCACGGCTACAGCCCACGCAACACCTGTAATTAGAGCAGCAGCATTTGTTGTACCTACTACTGTACTGGAGAATGAAATTGTCCAGATGTCGGATTTCCGTACGCTTGATATTGGACAAATATCTATTGACGTAGCCACGGCTACGGATGACGTAGCTATTTCATTCGATACCTCGTTCACAGACTCTGTGACAATGACGGATGCAGTCAATCGGATGTTCTATGGCAACATTGACTTTGACCCTACTGACCCAGACGCTGACCCAGACCCAATTAATGTTGCAGATGCAGATGAAAAAGAAGTAGGGAAAACCCTAACTGACACTGCTGAAGCTACTGATGCTGACGCTAAAACTACTGACAAAGTGTTGTCGGACTC